GCATAACGTGCAAACATAACCCAATCATTTACTTTGCACCATGGACCATCAGGATACCTCTCTTTATCCTTATAACAGTCTGGACCCATAGCTAAAACTAAACCACATTGAGATGCAACTTGTTGCCTCTCTAATGTTGCTTCAGCTAACACCAAACCTCCTTTAGTTTTTTCTTTCATCTTGAAAGGTAAAACTAACATTCTCCAACCAGTTGGTTTTGGAATTTTTGCTTCTTCTTTTTTCTCTGATTTTTTTACACCAACTAAATCTGTATTAGGTATTTCAATTTTTGTTTTTGGCGTCGTTAAGATCGATGACTGTTCCTTTTTCATTTTCTTGCTCCTTATCTTCTAGCAGGTTAGAGAGTTCCTGTCTTACGGCTTCTAGGCCGCTTATTTGTCCTGTTATATATCTGTATTTTTCCATACTGTCAACACCACCGGACGTTATTGATATTGATAATGCTTGCACTCTTGTGTTTATAAATCTAAGCAGTCGATTTATGACGTTTTCTAATTGCATCTTTTCCTTTCTTAGCGATTGAAGCAACTTTACTTTTACCCATCACTTTAGCTCTTTGCTCCATAACCGTTAGTATTTGTATTTTTCTTGCAAACGGTTTATTTACACGTTTGACTTTTGCAACAGTTGCTCTCGCATCTGATGGTGTTGCAAATTTTATTTTAACTGTATCTCTAGGATTTTCATCCGTATACAATCTTCTTCCTGAACCTTTAGGCTTTTTTCCCGTTCCTTTTTTTGGATCCGCCATTGATAACTCCTTTTAGTGTTTTAGCTTGCGCAGCATGTGTCTTTGATGCTTTTTGCAAACCTTTCATTACTTTTTTAATTTTTTGTTTTTTTAACACTTCCATCTCCTTCTTGCCTGACGGATACGTGAGTTCGGATCGTTACGAGTTTTTGCTGAAGCTCTTTTGAGCTGACCTAGTGATCTTGCGCAGTAAGACTTTCTACGTTTAGCAGCTTTTGATCCTGGTTTCACTTTACCAGTCACGGCTGTTTTTAATTTAGAACCTGGATTAAGTCTTCTGTAAGCTTTAACTCCAGCCTCTGTCATTCCAGCCCCTTTTTTAGTGGGTCTAAAATTCTTTTTATTTCTTGCAGGCATTGTGCCTTTTGAAAATTCTTCTCTTGTTTGATAATCAGTTCTCATTACATCATGCCCATTCTTTGTCTCTTCATCATGAAACCACCACCCATCGCTTTTTTTCTTTTAGTAAATGTTGGAACATTAGTTGGTTTACCACCAACACCTTGAGCTTTACTTCTCTTTCTTGCAACAGCAGAACGCCTTTGCGATTCTGTCATTCGGGCTGCTTTTGCAGCAGGCACGCATTTGGGGTATTTTCTTTTTGATCCACTTGCAGATTTTCTTCCACATTTTTTAAAACCCCCACCTTTTTTCTTGGCACCTATATCGACCCAATCTTGTTTGAACCACTCTTTTAAACCAGCCATGGCATTAAGAATTCTTTCCGATAGCTTCTCTGTTTTGTCCTTTTATAGCTATCTTGCAAACTCTACCGCCTTTGCCTAAACCTTGTCGTCTTAGTTTTTCAGCTGCTTCTGCAACTCCACCACCTGCTTTATAAATTCTACCACCCATAGCTTTACTAGGTTTAGGTCCTCTGAAATCTTTTCTCTTTACACCAGATGGATCTTTAATTTTACCTGCACAAATTTTAGAAGCGTATGCATTCGCATATGCACTGGGATATACCTTAAATTTTCTTTTCGCTGCGGCTTTACCTCTAGGACATAATTTAGTCATTATTTTTTCCTCGCTGTCTGTTTTGCTCTTGCAAAGTTCGCTGCAGTGGGTGCACCCTTTGCACCTTTCTTACGCATCTTGCCTCCACGTTTTCTTTTAGCGTGAATATTTGCGTATAAACCTGGACGAGCCATTATGCTTTTTCTTTAACTCCTCTTCCTTTTAAAACATCTGCAAAAGTTACTTTGCCATCTTTGTTTAAATCAGGAAACTTCTTTTTTTTCTTAACAACTTTTTTCTTTTTATTTCCAAATGTTTTTTCTATTTTTTTGACGTCTCCACCTATTTTCATCATAGGTTTTTTCATCATCATTCCGCCACCCATTTTACCAGCTCTACCACCAGCTTTGAATGCAGGAACTTGTTTGTTAAATCTTTTGTTTGGCATTATTTTTTTCCTCCGTTTCTAAATATTTGTGTTCCCTTTATACCATAAATCGACGCCACGACAAGGATCCAAAGGTTAGTGAACCATGACGGGAGCTGCGAGAACATCTCGAAGAACAATTTTACCTTGTCCATCGCTGTTGGGTCATCCGATATCACTGCCCAAGCGAGCACCAACACGGGCAAACTTAAAATTATTAAAACTGCCTCGTCTTTCCAGTCTGATTGTCTAGCTTCTAGCAATTTACCCTGGTAAGCTTCATCACCTCGGGCCATACGTTCAGCATGCATTAATTGTGCATCTGACATTGCCATTTTCGTTCTCTGCTTGTTAGCGTATATTTTGCTTCCAGCAGAAACGGCTAATTTAATTGCCGATAACCACATAATTACACTACTATTGCTGTTTTTCTTTTCTCAGCTAACATTCTTTTAGTGCCTCTTACTCCAACCTGTTCAGGTTTAGCAATTGCATTAAAAGCTCCATCTGCAGTTGTCTTAGATCTTGGGTCTATTTCAACTTTTTGCTCTGGAACATCGATGTTTTTCTGTTTTTTATAGTTCATCATAGCTTTTTGCTCCTTTTTTTAGTTTTTTCTACACCTTTTATAACACCTTTGTTCTTAGATGCATAGAAAACAGTCTCACCCTTCTTTTTGCCGTACTGTTTTTTCATAGATTTCATAATTTTCTTACCTTTTTCGTTTAAGGGCATAATTAATCGTCTATCATAACTTGTGCTTGTTGTACACCAGTCTTTGCAAGGCTTACTCCAGCACGTAATTTAGCTAAATCTTCGTTTTGTTCCATTTTATCTTCAGCTAAATCTCTTGCTTGCATTAATTTTGCTCTATCAAGGTCTGATCTTGCCTCATCTGCCTCTTTTTTACGTTGATTTTCCATCGCTCGAAGGTCAACTTCACGTGATTTTAATTTTAAAAGAGGATCTGCATCAAATTGTGATGTAATTTCTTTTTCTTCTTTTGCAAAATCAGCAGTCATCTCTGCAACTAGCACTGCTTTTCTAGCTTCTATGTCTTGTCCGAACCTTTGAAGCTGTTGTGCAGCCATTGGATCTTGTTGTGCTTGTACTTGTAGCACTTGAATTTGTTGTAATTGTTCTGCAAACTCTAATTCTACTTGTTCTTGAGCCATTAAACTTATGTGTTCAAGTATATTTTTTTGTATTGCAGCCATTATTGGTGGATTATTTCTAACCATGTTTGTAGACATGAAAGTTAAGTGAGCTGTAACATGTGCTCTATGATCTTGACCACGAAAAGCTTGGAAAGGTTTGCCACCTAAAGCATTAATATGTTCTAATGACGGGTCCATGGGCTGCATTGGAGCTGGTGGTGGTAATATAGCATCAATATCTTTTACACCTAAAGCTTCATACATTTTTCTGTACGCACCATATAAGTTATGTATTTGTGGATTAGAAGTTGCAAGTTGTAATTCTGTTTGAGCCAATGTAATTCTTTGTGCCATTGAAAAAATATTTGGATCTGCAACAGGTAAAATATCTACTCTTTCATCAAAATCCATTTGCTTAACTTCTCTTCTACCTCCCACAACATCAAAAGGATAAACTGGTGGTAAATAAGTTTTAAATACTTTTGCAAGAAGTCTAAATTCTGATCTCATTGCAGTATACAATCTTTTATGTATTGCAGACATGACTCTTGAACCACGTTCTAATAGTGCAACAGTTGTACCTACAGCTGCAGCTTGATTACCATCTCCCACTTGCATATCAGCAATAGCCGCAAATCTTTGACCTGCACCAACTACGATACCCATTAATTGTAATAATGTTGGTGATGGTTCTTTGTATGGTAGAGGCATAAACGCATCTCGTAAGTTTCCTCCTGGCGCATCCACATCTCTAAACTCACCTGGTTGTAGTGGTGATGCTTCGTCTCTAACACGAATACCTCTTTGTTTAAATCCAGCAGGTAAATTAGATAATGTTCCTGCATCCAATAATTGACGGAGAGCCGCCGTTGCCGTACGACTTAATCCGCCAATCATGTGAATTAATCCAAAACCATAAAATCCTAAACCCGGTAAGAATTTAAAATGAACAAAATATTGGATCTTATTTCTTTTTGGATCTGTGGGCTCGTAATTACGTCTAATAGAAAGAATTTTTCTTGACGATTCTTCAACAGTTACGATGTAAGGTAATTTAATTCCTGTAGGATTTAACTCTGCATCTTTGTCTTCAAAACCTTCTAAATCTAAATTTACATGACACTCTAACAAAGTGTAAATATCATCTTGTCTTCCTGTTTTTTTACTTCCTGCAAGTTCTCTTTCTTTTTTTGTTAATTCATCATTTGTGTCAACACCTGGAGGACCTAAGTCTACGTCAGAATAAAAACCACCAACTTGTTGTTTTCTTAAATCATTTTCAGACATTTTAATTACATGAATTACAGACTCTGCATCATCTAAACTTGTTACTGTGTATGGGACAATTAAATCTTCAGCAGGAATAAATTTTGATACAGCTCTTCCTAAAAGATCATCGTAGTAAATTTTTTTAAATGTAGAACCTGCAAGTGGTAAATGAAATAACATTTGATCAAACTCAGATTCATACTCATGCATCTTTTCCATCAACTCATAGTTCATGTAATCTTTAACACGTTGTGATTGAGCTTCTTTTTGTGGATCAC